TGTTTAACTTTGTCCATGGGGAAATCCCTATGTACGATTAGTTTAAAGATACCGAGGTTTGATAACCTCAGTACTACGAGTTTCTTCTTGTTCTTTTTGCTCCTAGTCCTTATCTCCCTTATTTCTAGTATCTTCCATCCATTTTGCGGGTACACGAGGGAGTAGTATTTATGTGGCTTCTTTTCCTTCGGGAAACGTGCTAAGCCTTCAAAAAATCGTTGTCTAGCCACATAATAACGATCGGCAATTTGTTGAACAACTTGTGAGTAAAGTTGTTGGTATTGTTCGTCCTGTTTTCTCAGATCGAGAGCTAGTTGCCTCAATTCCGTTTGGGTTAGACCTTTCCCATCTCTTTGGTAGAAATAAATATCTGCCCAACGTAGGGTATTATATATCTCACATGCTAACTTCAACTGGGCTTTTAACGCCCTCAATGTTTGTTCGTCAGTATACGCTCTAAAACGGAACCCTACGGTAGGCATTAAGAGAAATTTTTGTAAAGAGGTATTTAAACTTTCTATAAGGGGGCGGAAAGCCTCGCTAGCAGGGATGAATAGCCCCCTTAACCCACAACTTTATAAACGACTGAAAATAATTCGCTGGCATCATAATCATTAAATTTATAATATTCATCACAGATTTCGTCTATTATGTGTTGCATTTCATCAGGTACTTCACCACTATACACATGTATGCATGTAACTACTAAGCCATTATTCTTTGCAAAGTTCTTGAAATCATAAAGCGTTATATCATCATAATTCGTGCCAAAATCAGATAGTATGAAGATCTGTTTTATGTCCTTTAACCCTGGATAGTTATTATAATATCCCATGAATTTTCTTAGTGCAACCATCATGTCCGTTCCTCCTCCAGGTTGGATCTGAGCTATTTCGAAAACGTTGTTAACATCCAGAGGCTCAGTTGTCGAATTATCGAAGTATTGCACAAACACCTTCTTATTATTCTTTTCCGCTTCCATTGCAGAAGCTAAGGCTACAGCAGAAACGTTTTCAAACGCTGTGTATCCGTTCGACATAACATCTCCCATAGACCCGCTTTTGTCTATTATGAAATAGAAGTCTCCAACGCCCTCATTTTCTACCGCCCTTTGCAGTAAGGCTCTGTTAGTATACCGTTCTAGGAAAATCTCATCTGGTAAAACTAGTTGGCTCTTAAACATATGTTTAATATTATTTCCAGTCGTTATTCCCTTCATCACCCCTCCTTGGTCTTTAACGCCTCTGTTAGCGTACTCTAAATCGACCTGATTAGCCAGAGCCAGAATCCTGTTAGCCCTATCTAATAATTCCAAAATTCTAGGATTGATATCCTTTAATACTCCTCCTCCTGAGCCTTTTCCAATAGATAACGCTGATAACGACTTTTGAAGGCTTTCTTCCAACTGATCTAAAATCATTGATTCCTCGTCAATGTTAGTTTCGAGTTCTTCCAAAATATCTTCGTTTTCCTGTCCTTCTCCACCTTCTGATTCTTGTTCACTATTTTGACCCTGGTTTTCTTCGCTTTCACTCTGCTGTCCCCCTTCTTCTCCCTCTTCTCCGCTTTGACCTTGGTTACCTTCCTCCCCACTCTGTCCTTCTCCCTCTCCTTCACCTTCTGATTCCTCTCCTTGTTCTCCTTCGTTTTCGCTTTCTTGTTCTCCACCTTCCTCTCCCTCCTCTTGATTTCCTTCGATTTCACCTTCTTGTCCTTCTTCTGATTCTTGTTCTCCACTCTCTCCTTCTCCTTCCTGCGTTCCCCCTTCTTCTCCACTTTGACTCTCTTCCCCTTGTTGTTCTTCTTCATTACCTTCATTTCCGCTTTGTCCTTCGTTTTTCTGCTCGTTGCCCTCCTGTCCTTCTTCTCCTTGTTCGCCATTTTGACCTTCTCCGCTTTCTTCTCCGCTTTGATTCTCTTCGTTTTCGTTTCCCTGTTCTCCTCCTTGTTCACCGTTTTGTCCTTCTTGTTCCTCACTATTTTGTCCTTCGTTTTCGCTTCCCCCTTCTGATTCATGTCCTTCTTGGACATTGCCCTGTTCTCCTTCGTTTCCTTCTTCTCCGTTTTGTTGTGCTTCTTCTTGGTTCCCTTCTTCACCTTCTTGTTGCCCTTGTTTCTCACCGTTTTTCTGCTCGTTGCCCTCCTGTCCTTCTTCTCCTCCTGATTCCTGTCCTTGTTCTCCTTGACTCTCTTCGCTTTCACTTTCCTGCTCTTCTTTTCCCTCTTCTTGTTTTTCTCCTTCTTTTTCACCTTCTTGTTGTTTTTCTCCTTTTCCGCTTTGCTTCTTTTCGCCTTGTTTATTTTCGCCTTGCTTCTGCTGTTCTTGTTGCTTCTGCCCTTCCTGTTGCTTTTCGCCCTTGTTTGGTCTGTTGGATCTGAATTTTTTCTCTTGTAATGCCTGTTGTAACATCTGTTTGATAGTTCTAAATGATAACCCTTGCAGGTTTTTACGTTGTATCAGACGCTGAATATCGTCTAATTTTTCGTTTATGTCGTTAATTCTATTTAAATTAATATTTTTTAAAAAATTATAAACAAAATAAGCGAGGACTGCTGGGAATTGCAACAGAAGTTTGTTTTGTTCTGATGCTATCTTGACAAGTTTATATATAGCATCTCTTAAACTAGCACTAAGGTCTGGTGTAATTGTGAGATAACGAGACTTAGATTTTAAATCCTTTATCACTGTTTCAAAGATAGTGTCTGTTAGTTCTGTTAGTTGTCTCTCTTCATCTTCATTATTATTAAAGAAGCTTTGCATAAATCTCACTTAATTTGTGAAAGTATCTTCTTAGTTTTTTCTAATGTGTCTATGAAATCTAGTATTTTAGTCCTTACCTCACCTATAGTATTGTCAAGACTCTTCATTATTACTTCTTTTTGCTCTTGGTTTACCACTGCTTCTGGTAATGCGTTAGAAAATTGCGGGAAGAATTTTTGTATCCCAGAGATGAGTTTACTGTTCTCGTCGCTCTCTCCTAGTTTCATTAGTTCGTTAAATTTACTTTCAATTTCAGCTTTTATCTTGTTATAAACTTTATCAAGCTCGGTCATCGCATTAGCTTTTATACGATCTATATCTATCTTGTCAGAGACAGTAGATACAACACTTTGAAGCAGTTTCTGTGCTAAAGTCCTAATTTTAACATTATTGGCGTACCTAGTTGCAACATCGTTTAAGGTACCTACAGCTTTTATAAAATTATTCAACTTATACAGTGTGTCACCAGCACTATTTGTTACCTCCAAAAATTTCTTAACAAGATCTGCTCTATCTTTTGCTAAATCGGGTGACGACGCTGGAAATGTTTTAGTAATAACATCTACAGCGTAAGCCGACGTTTCGTCTAGTAACTTATTTAGGTTTTCGTCCGTGAAGATTTTCTCTGCTGTTTTGGAAATACTTTTTACCAAGCTATTAATATCAATAGAAGACTTATTCGATGCATTTGTGTTGAAATACGATTTGATCAATGACGAGACTAGAGGGGATACTATATTCTTTAGCTCTGGTGTGAATGGAATTGTAAGATAGAACGCTAATGCAGTATGCACTGGTGTAATTGTTGAGTTGCCGAACATTTCACGTAACGTGTTAGCGACTTGCATTATACTTTTGAATTTTCTCTCGCTGATTGTCAAATATCCGCCCATCGATTTGAAGTACGACCTTACAATTCCGGAATCACCAAACGCTCTTGGGTTTTGCAAAGCCTGTGCTATTGCACCCAGGATGAGGTTAGCCTGTTTTACCGCTTCGAGTACAATATCTTGTGTTGTGTATTTGGAGTAATCTGAAAGAATTTTATCCTGTATTTTTTTAACTTCGTCATAACTCGTTACAATTGGGATGAAAGCAGGCTTAGTTGCCGTAAGAACTTTATAATACCTTTCCGCGGTTGATTTGAGGTCTTGTATGTCTTCCAAATTAGGCGAAAGAACCGTAGCGAATATCTTGAACCTATCGAGGAATGCTCTGTCCGCTTGTGTGTTTACCCTCACCTCGTTTGACGCAGAAAAGAACGCTAGCCATGGTAACGAGATCTCTTTACTTCCATTTCTGAACTTCTTTTCGTTAATCGCTCTAAACAGCGATTCGGCAAGGACTTTGTTGCTCTTGAAAATCTCATCTATGAAAACTAATTTAGCAGAAGGCAAGAAGCCTTCAGTAATATATTCTAGTACTCCTTCTTCTCTCAATTTTTTTAGGTTTGTATTTCCAAAAATGTCTTCTGGCGTCATCGCCTCGTGAGCGAGTACTATAAAAAGCTCTTCTGGTTTAATCCCATCGATCATTTTTGATAAGATCTCGATAGTATACGTTTTTGCAGTCCCTGGGTCTCCGATGAGCAGGGTAGGAAACCCTGTCAGAAGTCCTGTTATTACAGCTGTTTTGACGTCTTCATTTCCGACAACATATTTATCTAACTCGTCCTTCAAACGTCTTGCAATAGTAGAAACATCAGCAGAAGACGACAAAATCTCACTGTTCTTTTCTTGTTCTTGTAATTGCATAAAAAACATCTAACATCAGAAACTTAAAAATTTTCCTCAAACATCTGTTTGAGCCTTGAAACCAGCTTTTTAAATGACTTCTGGGGAAAGAAATTATCATGAGTCTAAATAACTCCAATAAAAAACAACAACAGCAACAAGAACCCACGTATGAAATACCTGCAAACACGGCAACGCCTGCACCACCGCAACTATTTCCACAAATACAACAAACCCAACAACAACCTCAATTATCACCACTTGGACGAAGAAATATTGTAAAAGTTGACCCAAACCTGGTCAGGCAAGCAATCAGGGAAAAAGCTATAATCCCTACAAGGCAGGTGACCCAAAAAGAAGCCATCAAAATAACAACTGTGCAAGAAATCCTAAACAATTACGTATTGATTTTAACAAAAGATCTTAAGAGCGGGTCTCTGCAGTTCTACGGCACCCCATATAACGTAGATGATAATTTCCAGATTTTATTATCAATTTTGACGGATAGGTTTTCAAGTCTTTCCATTGACGAATTGTCTGAAAAGTTTTCAGAGCTTCATAGTTTGATATCAAGCGATGCAAATTATGATGATATAATAGCTAAGCTCAATGAGGCACATAAACTAGTAGTGTTACTTTTGTTAGCGTTTGAAAGGAGTATCATGGAAGTTGCAGGAGTAAGCACATCGAAAATGAGAGTAGAAATGCTGTCTCCACTCGAAATAGCACAAACACTGGGTATTACTCCTATAAGCACCGATAGGTTGTAGGCGTCGGTCATGGAAGAAAAATTGAAAGATAATATATCATGGTTTTTGGCAGGGCTGGGTTTAGTTAGCATGGGATCAGCGTTTTTAGGTGACGGAAAACCGTATTTACTGCCTACAGCATTTCTCGTTGTTGCTTTAGGCATGATCTCTATATTCGTAAGGCAAAGAATACTCATTGTTTCGGCTTTTGCTATTGCGACTATTACAGTTGTAGTGAATATAATGACAGGATTACCTACCCTAACGGATGAAGAAGCAATAATATTATATGCGTCACACTTATTCCTCGACGGAAAAAATCCATACCTCTACTCAATGACTAAAGCGTTTTCCATATATCACGTTCCGTATAACGTTGTTACTGGCACTACGTCAAGCTCATTTTTGCCGTCCGTCTATATTTACCCCCCATTATCGTTCATCAGCGTTGCAGTTTTGCATAACCTTGAAACAGTAAACGTAATAACAGCTGTTTTAGCTTTTACGTATTCCTTCCTCAAAAGACACGAAAACGCTTTCATCGCATCTTTTTTCCTATTTCCCGCACTTTCATATGATTTTGCGACAGGGCAAGAACTGAACCTTTTCGCATATTCTATTGCGTTTCTTGCAATATTTAATGAGAGATTCAGATACTTGCTCTTGGGGATCTCTGCAGACGTAAAGCAGTTTGCGATACTGATAGCTATTCTCCTAGTTAAATTTGAAAGACAGAAACTTAGAAAGATAATAGAATTCACGTTACCGTTACTGCTCTCATCAATACCCTTCATTTCAAAGCAATACCTTGCGTCCGTTATAACTATTACGCAACCTGTTGCACAGCAGGGCGTTTCGTTTTCACTCCTTACCGCGTTCGGCTTGCCTATCCCCTCATTCATGTATACCGTACTTGAGGTGTCTCTTTTCGCATTAATCCTATTATATAATAATAAGAAAGAATTAGCTTGGGGTCTCCCGGCGTTAATATGGATATTCTCTTATAGAGATTTAGCTTATTTTACATTTTATTTTGCATTACAATATGCAGTATGGATGATGAAAGATGCAAAAGTTTGAAATCGTACTAATGTTAGTAGTTATAATACCATCTCTTTTCACGTTTTCTATTTTTTTCTATCAACCACAATTGCATGCAAAGGTACTGGACTTCTACGACGTAGGAGAAATAAATAAGTACAACGTGCTAACGATATGCATACAAAACCCTACCAATAAAACATATGTATTGGTACCGGTAATTAACAGTCATCGTTGGTACCCAAACATAATAATCGTAAAACCGCACGAATATGCTATAGTAAACGTTACGGCACCTGATCCTACTGTTGCTATTTCACAAAACTCTCTCTATGTAATTACATTCTACCTGTACAGTACTCAAACTGCTGTCTTATCTATAAGCGGGTTCGCCCCCGCAGATACGGTATATCCGATCGTAAATCCTAATTTTACTATAATATACAACTCATCGTACGGAATATCTGAATACGGCTGGCAGATACTATATAACGGGCATATAACAGTGCAAAAAGGAAAAATCACGGTAAACGGGACAGCACTGATAGAACAGACATTATACTACCCAATAAATGGAAGCATAATAGTGGCACATGATGGTGGAGAAGTAAAATGGTGGATACGCGATAATACTCTAGTTATATATGCACAAAACACTACGATATTTTCCGTAGTTTTAAATGAAAGTTAAGGAGCAGAAAACCTCACCCTCCCAAGGCTGGGAGGGTTTTCGTCTCGTCATCAATCAGGTGAGGTGAAACACATGCCCCAATTCAAATCTAATCTAAAAAGAATTCGGTTAAAAAAGTTGACGGTCGCCCAAAAAGCGATCGGAAAAAGCCAGACCCGTATTTCGCCCTCACAAACAGCTGTTTGAGGTTTATATACCAGTTTTTTGATAGTATAAAAATAGTGAGAAACATGGCTCAGGAATTTTCATATGACCAAGAAGGAGGAGAAAGTGTTTCCCATAGAAACCTATTAAAGCTAGATTGGGATGATGTCGAAAAATTAATAGAATCATTCCTAAACGAACACATGTGGACGTGGAGTAAATATGACTACTTCATCATTGACGGCAACACGATACTGATCAAGGTATATGGTTGGAATGAGCCGACGATCACAATAAAAGCGAGATTAATAGGTGGAAAGCTAGTAGCCGTCGAGGTGAGCTAAATGAAAGTTCCAGTGTTCATAAAATATAGTAGATTAGAGGACAATTGTGATTGCGATAAGCAAGAAGGGATCATATGCAACGACTTCAAAGATTATGTTGACGTTGACGTTGATGATGTGGAGTTTGATCGTACTGATCTAGAAGACATAGTGAACGAATATATTGATGACATTACAGACATTTTACTGATGGATAAACGTCTTTTGGACAGACTACTCAAAAAACTAAACATAAACATAAAAACATAAATATATGGTAAATTCTTTTTTTGAGGCTAGCTTTAACGCGGAATGTTTATATTCATCCTGATAAACTGCAATGCTTTTAATAATTGCGTTTTCTTCTCAGTTACGCATTCTCTGTAGTATTTTGCAGTGCATTTTTTCTCAATAGTATTTTCATCAATGCCTAATTCGTTGACAAGCGTCTGATATAACGACGTTCCCTTAATACTGCTAATCATAGTAGCCGTCCTAATTTGTACGTCCTTTAGTATGCTCAGAACAGTAAGTACATCAAACCCGTTGGGGTTAACGAATTTTGTCAGTACGTCTATCAGATACGAACTTTCAGCCACAAGTGCTTCCTCGTTGACATAAAACAGATGTTTTTTCCTTGTGCTATTTAGTATTTTCGTTACCAACGGCTTAACATCTTCACCAGACGCATTCATTACGATGAACATTATATCGCAACCGATTTTCAATATCTGCCTTAGTTCGTCCTCAGATGCCACGTTCTCATATTTTTTTAGAATTAATTCCCTCCATAGCTCTTCTATCTCGTCACTGTAATAGGTAAGCATTACAGTGTTCAACCTCTCTATAGCTAAAGTAGGATATACCATACTACTGTTCCCCATACATACCTCTTTGTAGACGATAAATTGGAATTGCTCAGCAGAAGGGACTTCGTCTTTTTTATTATATACCATTGCCCACCACCTCACTCAACCGTAAACCACTCACAGTCACTGCACGAAACATCGTTTATATCCTCTATAATGACACTATCACCTAGGCATAACGCAATACGCTTATGACCAGTCCTTTTCACTTTCGCTATAATACAGTTATTATAGTTAAACGTAAGGTGCTGAAAACCACCTATATCGAATTCTAAAGCGTCGAATACGCCTATATCAGTTTTATACTGTATTTTACGGTACGAAGATACGTAATATTCAGAAGTTGTTGTCGAGCTTACTAATGCAAATTTCTTTAGGTCGACTTGTTTTTTTAGAAAAATTACATAGTTAGTACCTTGTATCATTACATCCGTGACAAAGTAAATCCCAGGGTACGTGATCCTGTGCTGTAACCTACTAGCTATCCCCATATCAATATAAAGAGTATATTCATCCCCATTTTCGACTATTTTGTATATTTTATTTTTGAATACATTACGTAGATAGTTGAATAATATCACATTTTTCCCAACGAGTGATTGCAAATATGAGAGAGACATTATGACCCCAACCCCAGACCGAGGGATATTTGTTTATTTACAGAAGCTACGTACTCCTTCCTCGCGACACTAGCGAAAATAAAGTAGTTATTGAAGGTAATCCCAACGGCACCGAATGTATCAAATTCCTTTGAGAAGTTTGCGGGGTTATCGTCTTCAAATTTGTTTATGAGGAAATAATTCGTCGCACCGTTATAACGTTCTAGGTTGAGCCAAATCCACCTTGGGAAAATGAAAAAATTCTTTTTAGTGTTAGCATTCATTTTTTGTACTTTTGCTCTTTCTCTTGTATACGCTTGCGAAGAAATATGAACTAGGGCAAAATAGACTATCCTATCACTGGGATTTCCCTGATTTACTTGTGTAGTCATCTTATAGTATATTTTTAAAAAATCAATGGGCAAATCCAACATCACAGAAATACCGTTGGTTTCCGAATACATTATAGCGACATGTATGCCATTTTTTTCTATTATCCTCGTTTTTTTATCAATGCTGACTATGGCTGGGGGCAAAAATAATAATGCGTCATAATTCTTATAGACGATTGGCAACGCTTTTTTCTTAAACATTTTCATGAACATGGGTATTACCTCTAAGGTATGAAATAACCATCATCTTTACTACCACCAAAAGAAAGGTGCAACACGTCAACCGCAAACGCATAAATAAAGTATGCTATAGATAGCCCAAGGATTGCGAGACTGATGTATAGAAGAACAGCACCATCGGTACTGTATGGCGTAATCCTATACGTCACATTGAACGGTGTAGTGTACACAGGGTTGTACGTGATGTAAGGAGAAAGATATAGGGAAATAAGAGTAAACCCTATCGAAAACGTTAGGAACGGCAGAGCGAGCCGTAGATGGGTTAGGCTACTGTTTCTTAGCAGAAACAGTTCAATTATTGTCATTATAATGAATCCACCTGCGATGTCGATAAGAAAGACCTGTGTGTAGAAAAAAGGAGGTAACGCATTTATTACGGTTGAATTTGTTGCTGTCATACCTCCTCAACATCCCCGCACAGTTCTTTTTCGTTTATGATTTCTTCGATTGTGGTACCGTTCCTAATTCTTTCCGTTATTACCCTCATGGTGTTAAGAAGGGATATAGCCGTGAATGGTGGTGTTTTTACTTCTTCGGTTACTCCGTCATCGTTAACTCTCCAATACCCCTTTAGCAGAAGATACATATATGACAGCATTTCAGGAAAATCTTCATCATATTTACTTTGAATAGAAGAAATACTCTCGAACGCCTTCAAAAGAACTTTACACTCTGGTTTCATGTCTTTAACTTGTCATAAAAAGGTTTAAAAAAACGAATCGTTTCTTAAACATATGTTTGAGAACTAACTCAGCTTTTTTAAGAGTATCGCGTGAAGAATTTAGCATGGTAAACTCGACAATGAGCATAGATAAGTTTTTCATAGTGCGTGTCCACGGGTACATACCCAAAACTACACCAACCATAGCTGTAACATACGTCACTTTCTATGTCAAAGCCGACAAACTCACGCACGCAAACTTATTATGTATAGGCATAGCTGACGGTCATAAGACTATTAGTATTTCTACTGTTGCGGATAACGAATTTATCAGGAAACATCGCGAACTAATGGTAAATTCAAACCTTAACATTTTCAAATACGGCATATATTTCATTTTTGATGACGCGAAAAACAATGTTATCCTGGAATGGAAAGACGGTGAGCCGATCCTAAAACTCTACAAGAAGATCTACCTATTTATTGAACCGTTTGACCCAGCGACGTTAGATGGACTGCAAAAAGAAAAAAACGACCAGGAAGCGATAAACTACTTTAATACTAAATTTGATGGGGAATGTAGCAAACTAAAATGGGGAAAAGACGAAAATGGTGTCGAAGTATTTTGGCTCGTGTATAATGTCGAGGGGGAAGCTAAGGAGGTAGACTTCAAAGAAGAGAATGGAGAAATAACAATACTGGGTTTTAAACAAACAAAGGAGAGTGAAGCCAAATGATGCTAATCCTAGATTTGGACGGTACACTTTTCGATACTTCTGCAAGGTGGGAAGAATGCGAGAAGCTAACCAACGGAAACAAACGTATGTTTTGGGAATGCTTCCAATCGCCGAGGTTCATGAACCTGGATAAACCTAAGTGGGACGTTATCACGTTTGTCCAACAGCTAATTGAAGAGGAAAAACCAGAAGTGATAGCAGTAGTCAGCGGGCGTTCGGACAAACAACGCGAAGACACTCTCAAACAGCTGTTAAAGATAGGGATAGAGCCAAACGAGGTCGTGCTGAGGGGTGAAAAGGACTTCAGGAAAGACCATGAGTTTAAGAGTGATGCCATAAGGAGGCTCAAGGAAAAATATGACCAAGACAAGGTAATAGCGATAGATGATAATGATGTAGTTCTAAAATATTTGGAAGAAGAGGGGATAGAAGTAATAGATGCAAAAAAGGTAACAAGAAAGAGAAAGGAGAATGAATACCCTTTAAGGAGAGAGAAAAAATTATGAAGAAGAGAGTTGTGATTTTATTTTTTCCACAGTATCTGATGAAAGGTGACACGGGTTTTTGTTATATGTTAAGACGTAGTGGACACAAATCGGCGAGATGTTATATTGTAATGCTAATTTCTCTATTATTTTTCTGTCAACCGTACTGGTAGTACTTCTGCCCCAGAGATTGTACTTCCACCAATCACTGTCATCACAACTATTATCCCCTAACATTTTTTTGAAATGGCAAACAATTTTTTGTAAATCACTGCTTACTGGCAGAGGTTCTTCTTTAATGTTGTAATATTTTATGACATACTTGTTTGAACTATTTGCAAGGTCAATTAAAGTGTGTACAAGTGCGTGAACCTGTGATGGAGCATTGTAGTATGACTTCTCTAGAAATAATGAGAAGAAGAAGTATGGTATTTTGAGATTAACCAGGCTATTAATGAACTTTTCTAGGCTTATCAATGAAATTAATGGGAACTTTTTAGAAATCGGGTCTGCTATTTCCGCTTGCGGTAATTCTCTCTTTATCTGATCAAACCTGCTTGGTCTCGACAATATAAATAGCGGAGTCAGTACGTCATGTCCTTGGAAGCTAACTACAGTGGTTAGCTCGATGTTGTAAAAGTTGGAGTAAAATGTTAACTCCTGTGAAGTTATATATCCTTGTTGTAATAGCCATTTGAATTTTTTGATTTCTGGTTCAAAATGTTGTTGCCCGCTCATGTTGTCACACCTCAGAACACGTAGAACTTTCTCTGCATTGATGAATAGTGCCACAGCCTTCCGAATCCTGCCAATTGTGATAGCTGTACTACAAGCTCATATGGTAGCCCAGAAATATATATTCCACCATTCTTGAGGAGCAACTTAATTTTCTCAAATTCATTCGGTTTCAAGATGATAACCTCGCTTTGATAGATTTTACTTAGTTTTTCTAACGAGTACCTTGCGAGAAACAGTGGCGAATTCTCGGTTGCATTAATAACTTCCTCAGTAGTGACGAAATAAGATATGTCATTGGTGTATTTTATTGAAAGTATTGCTCCAATAACTCCCCCCACCCCACTAATTGCGACAGAGTGGGGATAGGAGATTTTGACATCTGTAGCGACCTGACTGTAAACGAATTCTACTGGGACTTGTGGTGCATCATTGATATGTGCAATTGCAAAATCGATGTGTTGTTTCTCTATCCTGGGAGACTTTAATGTAACCTCCCAAGATAATGTTTGTTGAGTAGAACTAGTAGTAGAACTAGTACTTGTTTGATTTGTATTTGATTTAACTTGTGGAGAGGACATATTTGATCAATTATATATGTGCTAACCCAGATATTTAAATTTTCTGCATAACCAGTTAGGAGGAAAAGCGGAGTTGGAGCGGTAGGTGAGGAGGAGGAAAGAAAGGTTGGCGTAACTTTTCCCTACTACTAAACTACTAAAATAAGTTTAAATATCTCCTCAAACATATGTTATAACTGGAGGTAAAAATGGTGGAAGTTCTGAAAATTGAATTCACGTACGATGGGGGTTATGAGACAGAGACCGAAAATATTAGCCAAGGAATTGTTATAATACCGACCACTGATGGTGAATATGTGCTAATAAACTTTACGGTAGATGGTAATTTTGCAGAAATATATGACGATCTACGAAAGCTTATCAGAAAAGTCCGAGAATATTACGGCGACGATATAGCTAAAATCGTGAAAAATAAACTACAAGAAGAAGAGGAAAGCGAAGAATCACTTTATCTTAATTCATAAAAAATGGGAGTTCAAAGGGAGCGGAAAGCCTCGCCCCTTAAGATATGCCCAAAACAACTCTAAAACAGCCGTTTGAGAGAAGAAAGTAAATAAAAAACGGGTTATTTTTTTAGGTAACAGAGAGAATTAACCTGTCATTGGGGTTTGCAGTAAGTTGAGTAAAGAAGAGGTTATGAAAGAAATTAAGAATAGCCTTGGAATAGATTAAGTTCCGAGAGTAATTTTGAGGCTCTCTCGTTTAACTTTCCATGTACTCCTCTCCTTATTAGGTTAAACATATAAATGGAAGCCTCTAAAATCGTTTTCTCATCGTATTTATCTATTATAGACAAATAATTTTCGCAGTCAGCAACGTAACCGTTTACCAAACCGCGATAAGTAAGACGTCCATCTACCTCATAAAAGTCGTCTATAGGGATTCCTACAGAGAGAGAAATTAAGAAAGCCTTTTCGTCAATAAGATGTTTTTCACGTTTCTTAACACAATTATAAATTGCCGAAACCATTTCTTTTTGGGTAATCATATTATACC